TAAACCTAAGTTTGTTCTTGCTTGAATAACAGAAGTAGCTGCAGTTCCACCAGAAGCAATAGCCAAAGCAGAAGTTAATGTTACTGATCCACCAGTAATAGTAACATCATTTGCATTTTGTGTAGCCATAGTTCCTAAACCGAGTGCAGTTCTAGCTGCAGAATCAGTAGTAGCACCTGTACCACCATTATTGATAGCAACGACACCGCTAACATTGGTAGCATTACCAGTAACAGTTCCAGTTAAGTTTCCTGTAACATTACCTGTAACATTACCAACTAAAGCAGCAGTGATTGTTCCAGCTGAAAAATTACCAGAAGATCTAGTAACAACAGAATTTCCACTTGTGTCTGAACTGCTACTATTTAAACCATCTAGTAAATCAGCATCTAAACCAGAACCTGCTCCATCAACTGTTTTAACTTTGGTTAGAACATCAGCAGCAGTATATGAAGATGCTGTTAATTTTGTTCCTACCTCAGTGTTTAGGTTATCAAAGTTAGCGTCTGCCTCTGCAATCGTTAGCGGACTGCCTTTTACACTGCGAAGTACGATTGTTGCCATTATTGTTTACCCTTAATAAGCATTGCGAGCATTTCTTTTATCTCTGTTACATCTGACTCGATCTTTTCAATCTTATCAGCGTTTTGTTTAATCTGTTGATTTAATTCTTTTGTTGCATTTTTTCTTTGCAAATAGTTCTCATATTCAGTTCTATTTGTATTTATCACTGCACCGCTGGATAGGTCTCTCACGAGACCTTCCTTATTTTGTATGTTAACAAAACCTTCCATTATACACAAGCGATTACACGAAGATCTTTAATTCTAGGTACTTGAGAACTATTAGAAGATTTCATAACAATTTTAAGTTGAACAGCATCAAAAGCCACCAAGTCATCCAATGAATAAGAAGCATCATAAAATTGATCTTCTTGATTAGATGAAGTTAAAATAGGAGTATCAACTGTCATTTGCAAATATGGAGCATTTCCAAATGGTGTAGTAGAACCAACAATATTAGTTTTATACCATACTTCAATAGAAGCATCTGCTGGAAGGTTAGCTGCAAATTTAACTCTTAGATAATTAGAGTGGTTTGCTAGGTTAACTCTCTTGGTTACATATTTACTATATGTAGAACTCTCAGATGGAGCATTTTCAGCAGTAAATCTTTCTCGTTGAACTAAAGTAATAGCATCACCTGCAGTGTCATCTTGAATAGCAACTGCACCAGATAATGTCACAGAAGAGCCATCAGAAGCAACATTGGTTATCAAATATGTTTGATTATTTGAAGTAGGAGTATCACCAGTCACAGTTAAATACTTACCAACAGTTAGGGTTGCCAACGCTGCTTTAGCAGTAGAGTTAGAAGAACTAATTGTTTGAGTTGCAGCATTAAATGCTATGTTAGTATTTGCAGATAAAATTGTATTGTAATCCAAAGAAGCCACATTCATATTAGTTTCTGTTGGCTTATTAACTTTATTTCCAATAGCAATCAAACTGGTTCTATGAGTATCAATGATTGGTGATAATGCATCATTTGAACTACTCATAACGATATTGAATTTAACTGATTTATCGCCACTTAATCCGAATGAAACATCAGCTTCGTTCTGCTCAGAAGCAATCATTCTTGGAGAATCAAAATAGTTAGTCTCATTTGCAAGAACACCGATATAATCAGTATCTTGTACATATGCTGCTTGCGTAGTTGAATCAACTGATTTGCCACTAGTTCCTTTAATTCCAAAATTAATCGGAGTTTCAGAGAATGACTGAATTTGAACCAATGGTTGAACTGCATCAAACTGGATATGTCTTGTGGCTTTAACTGTGGAGCCACCACTATATCCAGATGAAGTTGCATTTGTTCCAAGAGTGATACAGTAACTATCTAAATCAACATCGCTAACTGCAAAGGTATTATTGAATCCTGCGAAAGCAATACCATTCACATTGGCAGTCACACCACTAATAGTAACATAAGAACCAGATGGTATACCATGATTGTTATGCCATACACGAACCTTAGAAACACCATTTCTTGTTTCGAACGGATTAGAATCTAATGTTACTTTAGATAATGCATCATTTTCATACTCAATGTTAGAATTAACTCCAGTTTCAAACTGACAACGATAAATTGTAAACTTCAAGTCTTGAGTTTGGTCTGCAGTCCATGTAGAAGCATTTTGAGATTTAAACAATGAACCAAGATATGGCTGTTCAGAAATAGTACGAGCAGTTCCTGGCATTAAATCGCCAACTTGAGAAATCCAAACTTTATAGTTGTTTGAGTCAGATGCTAAAACGATAGCATATTCAGTATTTTCTTGAACATATACTGGACTTGGGAAATTAAATGTAGTTGCAGTATCATAAGAATTAACATCAACCCCATCTAACAATACTGTATTCTCAGAGATATTAACATACTCTGGTTTCAATGTTACACGAGAGAATGCAAGAACTCGTTTTCCTGGATAGCCATTAACTACCTCACGAATTTCTAGTGTAACTGGAACTGCTGTATCTTTAGAAGCAAAGAAAATATCAACTTTAGATAAGAAACATCCACCCTTTTGTTCGATTAAGAATGTCTGAGCAAGAGGATCCCACCAACCAGTATCAGCAACAACTCTTTCAGAAGTTTGAGTAATAACTTGATTATCTTCAAGTGGTTCTTGTGCTAACTCTGCATTACGAACTGCATGAACTGTTCTTTGTTTAGTTTCAAGGATACCTTCTGCACGGTAGTTTGCTCTTGCACGAGAAGTAAATGCACCATTTGCTGTTGTAACATCAACCAATTTTAGCTCACGACTTCCGCAACGGAATCTTAGCGAATCATTATTTGGAATATTAAACAATAGGTGTAAGTCACCATTGAAGTTAGAAATTAAAGTGCTACCTAGTGCTTTGGTAGTAACAGTCCCAACAGTTCCAGAAGCAGCTGTTGCATAACCCAATGGATTTGATGCAGTGATTATTTCGCTAGTAGAAAATGTTCCTTGGATATTTACCACATACAATGCATATGTACCAGCATCTGGATTGTATTCTTTACCAACAACTACTGCAGTAGCACCAGATGAACCACCAGTAATAACATCACCACGATTTAAGCATACCTGAGAATCACCATTAACTCTTCGAGCAGTTGCAGTAGCATTTGATCCAACATTAGTTTCAGTATCAAATTTATTATGTGTTATTAACTTAGCTGCAGATGTTGCTCCTGCTGGAGTATATTCAATCTTAGAAGCTGGAGTGCAGTATGATGAAATGTCAATTCCGTCAAAGAATGGATAAAAACGAGTGTTTGGTTTTAATTTTTGAATTTGAACCAAAATGTTTCTTGAACGAATATAAGGAATTGCTGCAGTTGAAAGAACACGATCACCAACAACTTGTCTATCAATTTTTTCAACAAGGGTAGTTTTAATACCTGTTCTCTTTTGTCCAACTTGAGTTGCAGTAGTTTCTACAGTAATTTGACGAGCATTACCCCATGAAGTGATACCAAACTTTGCTTGTAATTCAGCTTGAGTTAGATAAACATCACCTTGTCGAGATGCCCAGTTTCCGCCAGTTGTATATTTTACACGACCAGTACTAATTGGTGCACCAGTCCATTGAGTTTGCCATGCATTCCACACTGTTCCAAGAACACCTGATTTCTCAGCAATATTTTTAATAGTATTAAAATTACCTTCAACATCAATAACTAAATCTGGGCGACGATCTGTTTCAAACCAATCATCTGAAGATGGATTAATTTTAACATCACCAAGGAATGTGAATACAGCAAATGGATTGATATTTTCTAAACGAGAAGCATATGCTTGTTTAACAATCGGTAGATGATCAATTACAGGTAATGTGATAACATCACCATATAATTTGTAATTTGCAGAAGCACGATCACTATCTGCTGAAACTGATTCAATTAAGTTTACATTTTGCATTGTATAAAATGGACGGAGTTCTGCTCTTTCCATATCAATAGAACACAAATAATC